TTGTGAATTCGAGTTAGGAATCGTGATCGTGTAACCATTCCCGCTACGACACCACACAATGTCGGATTCAGTTAGCGAGAAAACTGGGTTGCTTGTGGAGACTGCGCACACATTCGGCTTTTCGAGCAGCACGCCGTAACGATACTTAACGATACTACTGGCTTGCCCGAAAGCCTCAATGGCCGCGAGACAGCCCCAGCAGCCCGATACGCCACCACTAAACTGTGTGATCGTCGGGGTAGTACCCCACCCAGCCGATGTGATCGCCACATTGGAGTTGTTCGCGTGGTTCAGTGCCGCTGATCCTACCCGGAACATAACCTGCACGGTGTCCGTATTCGTCGGATGAACCCGCGCATAGACCATGTTACGCAGTTGATTAGCTTGGTTTCCTACAGCAATCGCTACCGATGACCCGACAACGTTCGTGGCGTTGGCACTATTCAGGAGCGTAACGATATTTGTCGCCGTCGCCTGCACATTCGCCCCACGTACAAATACGTTAGCGGCGGCAGATGCGCCAGCGGTTATCGTCGCACCAGCAACGGCGAGCGTTTCTGAAGCCGTTGGAACGGCGTTTATCTTGATCTCAGCAATAGCTACAGCGGACGACGGCACCATTGCGGCCCCGTCACCGTCCTGCGGCATTCCCCATGTCGGAACATCAAGACCGAGGCGATTGCTGGTAAGCCCGTAGGCGTTGTGATCGAGGTAGAAATCAGCCATTAAGAATCTCCTGCGCCCGACCAGTAGCCAGCAGCCCAACCCCTTCAAGCATCTTCACCCCACCACGAGTATCCGCGTCAGCGGTATTCATCTCGTCAGCTAGTTCGAGCAGAGCCATATAATCCTCACGCTGCACGTTTGTTTTTGCTACCGTGCGGATCGAGACGCGTTCTTCCGCCGTAAATCTCCGTAGAAAATCGAGTTTTGTCATTACCCGGCCAACGATTACACCTTCAATACTCCCGTCGTCATTGACTACCAGCCGCTCGGTGTGGTCATGGGTATCGAACTCCATGCCGCTCCACTCAACAGGCGCATCGGACTGGTACTCGTAGACCTGAGCGCCGGTTTCCTTGTTTATCACCACGTAGATCATTGTGCGTATCCTGGTTGCGCTTCGATGTCAGCCTGTAGCGAGTTCAGTTGCAAGGTCGTCATGGCGCAGTCGTTGAGCGCTGCATCTCCGGTGGGAGCAGGTACTGTGTCGGGGCTGGGGTCATCAGTTCTGGGGCTGGCCGATAAAGCATCACTTGCGGTACAGGTGGATTGCTGCTGCACCCGACCACACCGCCCAGCAGCAACGCACCGACGATACACATCACCAGCCAGGATAGATGCCTCAAGTTGTTTGCCTTGGCTTGCATACTTCGCACTCGCTTCGTCGCGTTGTAGGTCCGCTGCATGTTGCGCCTCCTGATAAATTCGGGTTTGTTCCTGCCGGTACGCGGTGAATTCCTGTTCAGCGTGTGTCAAACGAATGCTCTGAATACCCCATGCGAAGGCGAAGGCGATCATCGCGGCAATGGCGTAGGGCGCGGCCTTGGCGAGCAGGAGTGGGTTCATTTGTCACCTCCATCACGGAACGTGCGCAGGTGCAGTGGGCAGTTGAACGGATGCGGACATGTCTCGGTCAGGCACTCCTTTCCGTGCTCAGCCCAGTCCCGTTTGCGCAGGACGTAGCCCGCCGCGCAGATGACGGCGTTTTTCTGATCGTCTGGGTCGGTGGGAAGGGGGTAGGTCATGGCAACTTGTTTTCAGCGTAGGTCTTGTAAACTGAGGCGAACAACGCGGTCGCTGGAACCTGGGCCGCTGCCAAAACCGCCGCAATCTCTAATCCAGGCAGGGAGCTGGTAGTGGAAAATATAGTTCCCCAGTGAGTTATCCACAGCATCTGGCCGAAAGACACGAGCAGTAGGCTTCGACTGAATATCCGGTACTTCTTGAGCCATACGTCGATCTCCATGATTACCTCACGGGTAAAACACACGTCGCCCAGACTTCGGTGCGCGGGTGCTCCAGTGCGACCAGTGCAGCGTGGCATCAGGGTGTTCAAGATAGATGCCGCAGGTTTCGAGTCGGTCGAGATTCGCCATGCACCATTCGTCGATCTTGCCGTCGGGGTCATAACGATCCACGGCCAACCCCTCTTTGTGGCTGGAGGTCGGAGCACCTTGTTTGCAGTTCTGAGGACGGAACCCGCCGAACGTCGAACCGCTGATCCCGTTACCGGTTGCGGGGTTGTCCAGGAACTTCACGCCGTCCGCTTTGGCGAGCATTTCAAGCTTTGAGCAGGCGACAAGCATGTTCGCCGCATTGGCCTGGCGCGTGTCATTCCAGTCCGTCGACTTCTCATGTGGACCAACATACTGCGTCAAAGTAATCATCTCAGCCACCCAGCTTGATCTTGATGGCATTGACAAGCGCGTCCCACGTCGCAGCAGCCAGGAATCCGAAGAAGGCCAGCAGCGCCCAGGTGATCGATGATTGGCTCACTTTTTCCATCATCCGTGTTCGGACGCACTGCTGCTGGATCAACCCGTCCACGAAGTCGGCACGACGGGTCATGGCCTCTTCGCCACCCAGACTGGCGATCAGCCGATCCTGAGCGGCATCACGTTCATCTTCACGACGGGCGTGCGGGATAACACAGGCGGCGAGCCGGTTCAATGAGGTCAGGATCAGCCTATCAACCTCATGGCGATCCCCTTTCAGGTACATCTCGATCTCCTCCTCACTCAGTAGCCGAGGTTGAAAATCGTCGGTGTCGCTGGAACGGCGTCCGGTAGCGTCGCTCATTCCCCGTCCTTAAAGTTGTAGGTGGTAATCGTTGCGGCGATTTCGTTCTGGTCGTCGCGCTCTACGGTCTGGCGTGCGGAGGCTGGATGCTGGACAACAATCTGGGCCGGGGCGGCTTTGGCTTCGATGGTGGCTTCGAGGGTGACCGGTGTGGGCTCGACGCTGACGTTGACGATGGCGGCGGGCTGCTCGGGCATGACGGCTTCGACGGAGACGGATGTTTCCGGCAGGTGGTTGTGGACTTCGACAGCAGCCGGGTGGTTGTGGATGGTGATCGGGGCGTTTTCACGCGCGGCCAGCGAGGCGACGGCGGTGCTCATGCCGGTTAGCGCGGTGGCGATGGCCTGGGCGCTCTTGGTGTCTTCGTCCGGTTTTTCGGGCGCGTCCTCGGGATCGGTTTCCGGTTCGTCTTCATCGGGCTCGTTGGGCTCGGGAACAACCGGTTCCGGTGCCATGGGTGCGGTGACCGGCTGTGCATCGAGGCCGGCTTCGCGGCGCTCGCGTACTTCGATGGCGCGCTGCTTGTTCTTGGCGCGCCA